CCGGGAGGAAACAGCGGCAGAGATAGAAAGGCGGGAAGCCAGCCGCAGGTATGCCCATGCCAAGGAGGCCGAGGACGGCAAGAAGGATGCCCAATGGTACGTGGACAACGAGCGCAGGGTATCGCAAGACCCAGATTTCAAGCCCCGCAACAGGTTCCCCAGCAAGGCGTACAGCGAGGGCTATAGGCTGATTTTCGACGGTAAGCAACAATGAAGGACGACCACCATCACTATAACTGGTTCCCGGAGGAAAATTGCCCCCATTGCGACGTGATAGGGATTTTCACTGCCTATGGGGCGATGGATTGGGACCCCCAGGATATTATCGAGCAGGTTTTCAGGGGTCTTGTCACTATAGTCGCCACCGCCCCCGGCGATCTGCGTAAAAGTATGACGCTGAATATCTCGGAACACATTGGCGATTACGTCGAAAAGGTCAGGGCCGACATGGTCGGTCATAACATCAGGCACAGGATGCATTAAGATGCCCTATATTCATCATAAGGTCGTAGAAATGTTTCAGGAAAAGTTCAAAAACGACAAAATCACCGCCGATAGCCGTATGGGCGTTGATTTCGAGGCCGATAGCCTCGACAAATTGGAGATTGTCATGAGCCTGGAGGAGAAATTCGATATTTCCATCCCTGAAGACCGTGTAGAGCATGTAAAAACCGTTAAGGATGTCGTGGGAGTTGTTAGGACCTGCTTATGAGGGCGCGACTGTCTAAAATAGGGTTGCTTCGGTGCCGCTGGATACGCGGTGAGGTCGAAAAAGACCCGTTATGCTGCGCGGACCCGGTTTTTCGTTATTCTTCGTGGTGCGAGAAGCATTACAAGCGGGTTTTCCTAAAAGACCAGAGGCGGGGCAAGGCCAGGATGGAATTGATGGCTAAAAACGGTGGGGTTCCCTATAAAGGTTGACGTTTGGGCAATCTTTGTTTAGGTTTCGTACTATGGTTGTTGGATTTGTGAACCCCAAGTTTCACAGGGAAGATTCTATTTATGAAGGCCCTATGACATGACCCCTCGACACAAGGAGTGCTTGGATTTTATCGGCGCATTCTGGGCCGATAATGGTTACGCGCCATCATACGACGAAATCAAAATTGGCTTGGGTGCCAAGAGCAAATCTTCTGTTGCCGCTTTGGTAATCAAGTTGGAGGAGCGGGGGTATATTCAGCGGATGCCAAATCTTGCCCGGTCTATCCGTTTGGTTGCGGTTCCCATGCCCCCAAAGGTCACGCAACCCAAAGCCGCCGCTCCTCCTCCACCTGCCGATGATGAACCGGCACCTTGGGATTAACAGGAAAGTGACAGACAAATGAGCGTAATAGACGATCTAAAGGCCGAATTTTGGGCGTGGGAACAGGAAGACTACCATTTCCAGAATGGAAACAAGGCTGCCGGGACACGCGCCCGCAAGGCGCTTCAGGAAATAAAAAAATTATCGCAGTTGCGCCGGAAGCAAATACAGGATATAAAGAACGCCGGATGATCCCTGTCTCCCCTTGGGTTCGTTTTCATGTTGAACCTTGCCCCGGAACCCAGTTCCGGGGTATTTTTGTGAAATGTTATCGGCCAATATTAAAAATTACCTCAGCAGGGTCCATGAACTCCCTGTTGCCGAACAACGGGAAATCCTCGCGGCCCTTGACAAGATCGATGTTGTTTCATCGAGGGCAGCCGCAAGGATGGATTTCCTTGAGTTCGTCAAGAGGGTCTGGCCACAGTTTATCGAGGGCTACCATCACAAGATCATGGCAGGGGCGTTTGAAAGGGTAGCCAAGGGGGAACTCAAGCGGCTCATCATCAATATGCCGCCACGCCACACCAAGTCGGAATTCGCGTCTCATTTGTTCCCGGCGTGGTTCCTTGGCAAATACCCGGACAAATACGTCATTCAGGCCTCCAACACCGCCGACCTCGCCGTGGACTTCGGGCGTAAGGTGAGGGACACGATAAGCGATGATGCCTATCGTGAGGTATTCCCGGATGTTTCAATCCACCCGGATGCGGCAGCCGCTGGCAAATGGAAAACGACCGCCAAGGGGGAGTATTTTGCAATAGGCACGGGCGGCACCCTGACCGGTCGCGGCGGTGACCTGATTATACTTGACGATCCACATTCGGAACAGGAGGCCAGACAGGCAGAGACCAAGCCGGAAATCTACGACAACGTTTTTGAATGGTATACCTCCGGTCCACGTCAGCGCGTTCAGCCGGGTGCGGCGATTGTGATCGTTATGACGCGCTGGAGTAAGCGCGACCTTACCGGAAGGGTTATCAAGGCGTCTCTGGAAAAGGACGGTGAGGACTGGGAGGTTATCGAACTCCCGGCTATTTTACCCTCTGGCAAACCTATTTGGCCAGAATACTGGCCCGATAAGGAAATCCTTGCCATCAAGGATGAACTCCCCATCCCGAAGTGGATGGCCCAATACCAACAGCAACCCACCGCCGAAGAGGGTGCATTGGTCAAGCGCGATTGGTGGAAGCGGTGGCCGCATAAGGACACCCCACACGTTGAGTTTATCATTCAGTCATGGGACACGGCTTTTCTGAAGACCCAGCGTTCTGACTACTCCGCTTGCACGACGTGGGGGGTGTTTTCTCATGAGAACGAAGATACGGGAAAAATGTTGCCGAATGTGATACTGTTGGATGCGTTCCGAAAACGCATGGAATTCCCGGAACTGAAGAAGGTCGCGTTTGAATTGTATCAGCAGTGGCAGCCGGAAGCATTTGTTGTCGAGAAACGCGCCTCTGGTGCGCCGCTAATATTTGAATTAAGGGAGATGGGCATACCGGTGGGGGAGTTTACGCCGTCGAGGGGTAACGATAAGATCGCCCGCGTGAATGCGGTTTCGGACTTGTTCGCTTCCGGCGCGGTGTGGGCGACGGAACATAGGTGGGCCGAGGAGGTCATCGAGGAATTTGCCGAATTCCCAGCCGGGGAGCATGATGACTATGTGGACAGCGCTACCCAAGCCCTCCTTCGATACAGGCAGGGAGGGTTTGTCCAAACGCGAATGGATGAGGGGGAGGACGATATGATCACCTATCCCCTCCCGAAGTATGAATACTATTAGGGGGCGTTATGGCAATTGATCCAAGATTGACACCGGCAGAACTGGATGTTGAGGGCAACCCCCTTGAAGTAATTCTGCCCGATGACGATGAAATCGACTTCGACCTTGTCGGGGAGGAGAAGGATGGAGAGGGCGGCGTCGTTATTGATTTTGAACCCGGCATGGACGAACAGACCGGGGGCGATTTCGGGGGCAACCTCGCCGAATCTATCGAAGACGGAGTTTTAAGTGCCATTGGAACGGAACTCGTCCAGGCCTATCGGGACGATAAGCTGACCCGTGAACCTTGGGAGAAGGCATACATAAAGGGGCTTTCCCTTCTTGGGCTTAACATTGAAGAGCGTACCCAGCCTTGGTCCGGGGCGTCCGGGGTGTTTCACCCGATTTTAACTGAGGCAGTGATCAAGTTCGTTGCAGACGCCATGATGGAGACGTTCCCGGCTTCGGGTCCCGTGCTGACCAAGATTATCGGTAAGGAGGATACGGAACGCGTTAAACAGGCTAGGCGTGTCCAGAAAGACATGAACTACCAATGTACGGAGGTCATGACGGAGTACCGGGACGAACATGAACAAGCGCTGTTCCACCTTAGTGTTGGGGGGTCGGTGTTCAAGAAGGTCTATTTCGATCAGCAACTCCAGCGACCCACCGTGCCGTATATCATGGCGGATGATTTTGTGGTTGCCTACGGCACCACCGATTTGGAAACCTGTCCACGCGCTACTCACGTCCGCAAGGAGTGGCCGAACGACCTCAAGAAAAAACAGTATTCCGGCGAGTATATCCAGATCGACGTGCCAAAGCCGTCCATCGAATATGATGATGTTGACGAAAAGGAAGACGAGGTCAGGGGAGAAAGTCCGTCAGCGGAAAAAGATGATCGTCACACGATGCTTGAGATGCACGTTGACTACGATCTTCCGGGGTTCGAGGACACGGACGAAGATGGTGAATCAACGGGGATCGCGCTTCCGTATATTGTTACGATGGAACTCGCCAGCAGGAAGGTTCTTTCTATCTACAGGAACTGGCGGGAGGAGGATCAGGCATACAAAAAACGGGATTTCTTCGTTCAATACAAATATCTGCCCGGCCTTGGTTTCTACGGGATGGGGCTTGTTCATCTTCTTGGCGGCATTACCAAGTCGGCTACTTCGATACTTCGGCAGTTGGTGGATGCTGGCACCCTCGCCAATTTGCCAGCCGGGTTGAAGGCGAGGGGCCTCCGCATCAAGGGAGACAACAGTCCCTTGAGGCCCGGCGAGTTCCGGGACGTGGATGTTCCCGGCGGTGCGATAAAGGACAATATTACCTTCCTTCCGTACAAGGAGCCTTCGGCTGTTCTCTTCCAGCTTTTAGGGAGCATTGTCGAGGAGGGGCGCAAT